CTCCAGATGGTTTGGGTAATGATCAAAAATCACCAACAACATTAGGTGAAGTAAAAGAGGATACTAGTTGGAATGATTTTGATTCAAAAATGCAAGAGTATATAGAGACAAAAAGAACTGAAAAACCAGTTAAACAAGAAAGTGAAAGTAAAAGTAAAACTACAACAATAAAGAAGCTTGAAAACAGAATTGCTCTTCTTGAAAATGTTGTAGGACAATTAATGAAAACACAAATGGATTTATTGAAAAATGGGTAATGAGTGGGAACTATATGATATTGCTAGCAACGTTGAGCAAGATTTATTTAAACAATATATTTCTGAGTTTACTGATATTGCTGGAATAAAAATTCAGTATTATATTAGGGATGAAAATATTGTGATGGATGATCTATATGGTGAGTCTACAAATACAAGATATCTTACTCCATTAGAATCAAAAATTATATATGATCCAACAGAAGAACCAACAATGACGACTGGTTTTGGTATTCATTCAGAAGAACAAATACAATATGCTTTAATGCCAAAATTTACATTTACAAGAGATGTGAGTGCTGGATATCACCCAAAGCCAGGTGATGTAATAAAAACAATTTGGAATGACAGAGCATATGAGATTGCTGATGTAAATGAGGAAGAACATATTTTTCATTTGAAGAAATCTGTATGGGGATTTATTTTGAAACCATTTAGATTCAGCGATCAATCACAATCAGTTGGGGATACTCTAGTTGGTCCAGATGATATAACACCATTCAATAGAGATCCGTCAACAGAATTGGATCCAGATACAATGTCTCAACCATTGACTGCGTATGGCGATAATGAGTATATAGAAGAAGAAAGTGATGAAATTATGGATTATGATGGTTCAGTATATGGATTTTAATAGGAGAAAATAAAATGACAAGAGATTTTGAATATGAAGATAAAATAAACGAGATGTATAAAAAAGTTCGTAAGAATGATAAAGAAAAATTAGATAAAGTCAAAAAAGATTTTGATAATTCATTCAAATGGACAGACGGCGTAAATAAAGAGTACAAGAAAATTGTAGAAGGTAAGAAAGAATAAAGGTAATAAATGAGAACATACTACTACTATAAAGCATTTAGAAAAACAATCATACAATTTCTAGATGTATTCAATGATATTAAAGTTGCTAGATATGAGGCAGATGGTACAACTGTTGCTAAGTATATAGATGTACCTATAAAATTGGCAGTAAAAGAGAAAGCTTGGTATTGGTTGCACGAAAGAAAAGATGATCAGATGTTACCAATGATAAATGGTTGGATAACTGCAATTGATTATGCAACAGATAGAAAAATCAATTCTGGATATACAATAACAAGTACAACAGATGTTGATAACTCTACAGTTTCTAGATATCTTTTACCAGTTCCATATAATTTAACATTTACATTGAATATATGGTCACTTCATATGACTGATATAGACCAGATACTTGAGCAACTTTTACCTTGGTTTGATCCATTCATATATATAAAAATGAACATACCAGAACTTGGTTGTGCATATGATATCAAAGTAATATTCCAGAGTTGTACTCCTGAAGTTTCACTTGAAATGGCAGATGAGGATTATAGAGTAATAAATTATACTCTTGATTTTCAAGTGGAAACTTATTTATTCAAACCAATTTCAAATTCTGGAATTGTAGAAAAAATTATTGCAAGTTACTATACAAATGAAGATGTATTTGAATCAAGATCATTTTCATCATCAACTGTATCAGCGGCTCCTTCTGGTGGAGTTAGAAATTTGATAATAGGCTGGCAAGATGAAGATGGTGAAACAGTAACTAAAATGGAAGAGTGGGGGCCATAATGGGTCTTTGTGGTGATAATAATATAAGTTTAAATAAAGCTTCGCCGACAAATTTTGTTTTGTCATTTCCATTGTTACCGACACAGACAACTTTATCTGGTGGTATTCCATTAGTACTGAATATTTTTAGTGCTGTTGTTCCATCTCTTACTTTGACTTCGGAAGAGAAAATGTGGCAAAATGCAAAAGTAAAAGGTGTTCAATCACCTATGGAATTTGATCAATGGTTAGTGAATTTTGTTGTAGATGATTATTTTCAAAATTGGAAAATTCTTTTTGATTGGATGTCATATATAAATAATAATAGAGATAAAATGATGGAACAGGAAAGGAATTTTAAAGTTGATGCATCATTAATTCTCTTAAATAATTTTAAAGTGAAGATTTTAAATATAACATTTGTTGGTATATGGCCCACTACTTTAGGTGAGGTTTCAATGAATCAAAGAGAAGGGGATATAGCGTTAGAAAGTATGGTAAACTTTAATTATGATTATTTTAAAGTTGATACAACATAAAAATATAAATAATATATAAATAGAATATAGAATAATACAACATTAGCTTGTTTATTTTTTCATAAATAAACATAAAGAGGAGAAAAGAATATGGCATTATATTTAAGCCCATTAGTGGACATTAACGAGATTGATTTGACTACAACAATACCTGCTGTAGCAACTTCAATTGGTGCTATTGTATTGAGAAATACTTGGAAAGGGCCAGAAAAGAAACAAACATTAGTAACAACTGTAGATGAACTTATAGAAACATTTGGAGAACCAACATTGACAGAATATGAAGATATTTTGTCTGCTACAGGTTTTCTAAAATATGGTTCTGTTCTTTATTGTACAAGAATGATGCCATCGGGTGCAACATTCTCAGGTGTATATGGAACACCTGCTAGTGCTGGAACATTAACAGCATATACAACAGCAGCTGGTGATGCATATGTTTTAACTGATTTTGCATCGGAAGATCCAGATGAATTTGGTGATGAAAGTGTTGTTTTTGATGCAGGAAGAGTAGATACAGGATCTATGTTATCAATTATAGAAAAGAGTAGAGGAACATGGGGAAATTATGTAAAGATTGCCTTAATTGGTAGAGATACATTTACTGCTGTAAGAGCAGGATCTTTAACATATACACAAATAGGAATTTCACAAGATTTGTATGATGATATTAATGATAGTACTGATATTTTATTTGATTCTGATTATCAATTTATGTTGGTAGTTAAAGCAGCCAATCAGTCTCAAGTAAACGTCAACCCAATTTCATATAGTGTTGTGGAAACATATCTAGTATCCACTAGTACATCAGAAATAGATGATGAAGGATTGAGTCGTTTTTGTGAAACATCAATAAATAGTTCTTCTAGTTATATTAGAATTGCTTTATCTTCATCACATCAAAATACAGATTACTCAACATTTTTTACAACTGATTATCTTACTTTTGGTGGCGGTTCTAATGGTGGAACAATAACCGATAGTGATATAACAGCGGGTTATGATTTATATCAAAATCCAGAAGAAATAGATGTGAATATTCTTATTGATTCTGGTAAATCAACAACAGTTAAAACATATCTGGATACAATGTGTATAGAAAGAAAAGATTGTATGGCTGTGTTGGATGTTCCTAAATCATTAGTTGTAAATAATAGAGGAAATGAAGCAACAGATCTTAGAGATTTTCGTTTAGGAAATCATGCTACATATAACTTGAATCTGAATTCAAGTTATTCAGCTATATATGCAAACTGGTTGAATATTTATGATAAATGGAATAATGTATATCGCTGGGTACCGTCATCTGGTCATGTTGCTGGAGTTTATGCAAATACAGATAATGTAACAGATCCGTGGTTCGCACCAGCAGGTTTGAATAGAGCTATTCTAGGAAGTATAAGAAAACTTGCTTGGAACCCAACTAAGGGTCAACGAGATATTCTTTATAAAAATGGTATGAATCCTATTGTATCTTTTGCTGGACAAGGAAAGGTAGTTTGGGGTCAAAAGAATATGCTTGATAAATCTTCAGCATTCAATAGAGTAAATGTAAGAAGATTGTTTATTATTTTGGCTAAATCAATATCGACAGCATTGAAATATTTCTTGTTTGAACCTAATGATGCTTTTACAAGAATTCAAATTATAAACTTGATTGAACCATTTTTGAGAGATGTTGAAGCTAGACGAGGTATATATGATTATCTAGTTGTATGTGATGATAGAAACAATACACCTGAAAGAATTGCAAGAAATGAATTATGGTGTGATATTTATATCAAACCAACAATAGCAGCAGAATACATTGTTCTAAACTTGGTAGCAACTAAAACTGGTGCATCGTTTACTGAGTTAGTATCGACAGTATAATAATCAAGGAGTGAGGAAAAGTAATGACTAAAAATATGAGGCTAATCACAGAAACATCATATGATTTTGAACTTATTGAAGATTCTAAATCTAACAATATCTATGTAGCTGGAATTTTTTCCAGTGCGGATGTTGTGAATGCGAATAATCGTAAATATAAAAAACCTATATTGGAACGAGAAGTGGATAAAATCAATGAGAAGCTTGAAAAGAAATCTCTTTGGGGCGAACTCGGACATCCAAATATGCCTGAAGTTAATGCAGATAGGATAGCTATATTGACAACACAGCTAGAATGGAAAGGTAATAATCTTTTTGGTAAAGCTAAAGTGTTGGATACACCTATGGGTAATATAGCAAAAACATTAATCAAAGAAGGTAATATGGGTATTAGTTCCAGAGGACTCGGAACAGTTGCGGATGATGGATATGTAAATGAAGATTTCAATTTGATAACTTGGGATCTTGTTACTGATCCTTCAAATGGGCCATCATGGGTATCTGGAATTTATGAAGCAAAAACATTTGACGATTATTTTAAAACAGAACCTACAATAGAAGATGCCAAAGAATATTTAAAAAGAAAAATTTGGCAAGTAATAGAAAACATAGATAAAAATATTTAAATCATTTGATATTATTGTATCTTAGAATATTTATGATATAAAAATCATATATGTATAAATAGAGTAAAGAGAGTATAGCTCTTAAAAATAAATAGGAGGAATAAGATATGGACAAACTTCTTGAAATGTTGGGTGCTAACAAGTTGGACGAATCAACACAAACACAAATTAAAGAAAAACTTGAAACACTCGTTGAAGTAAAAGCTCATGAAAAACTTAATGTAATTCTGAAAGAAGAAAAAGACAAGTTGGTGGAATCGTATGAGGGTAAATTTGAAGAATACAAAGAAGAAATCACAGGTAAATTTTCAAATTTCGTAGATTCTGTTCTTGATGAAGAACTTACAATTCCTGATAAAATCATTGAATTTGCAAAAAAAGGTGAACTTTATCATGATTTGATTGAGCAATTTAAACTTCGTTTGAGTGTTGACGAAGGGCTTTTGGATGAAGAAGTAAAAGAACTTTTGAAGGAAGCAAAGGAAGAAATTCTTAAATTACGCAAAGATATGAATGATCAGATTGCAGAAAATCTTGAAGTTCGTAAAGATGCACAAGAATTGGCTTCCGAGATTTATTTACGCAGAAAATGCGATGGTCTAACAGAGGATCAAAAGAAATACGTTATGGAAATGTTAGACGGTATTACTGATAAATCTGAAATAGATAAAAAATTCGATTTCATTCTTGAAGCTTATAAAGAAGACGATGAGAAAAAAGAGGATGATGACGAAGATGAAGAAGATGACAAAAAAGGTAAGGGTAAAGTAGACGAAGAAGACGATGAGGACGATGACGAAGATGAAGACGATAAGAAAAAAAAGGATGATGATGACGAAGATGACGAAGATGAAGAAAAAAACGAATCTTCAAATCCTTTTAAAGATGTAGTAAAAGAATATGTAAAGATATTACATGAAAATAAAATTTAAGATAGTATAATAAAGTAGGAGGAAATAGGTATGGACAATATAAAAGACCTTATGAAAAAATGGGAAGGAGTTCTTAATGAAGGATCTCCAATTGAATCAGCCAAGGTTAAAAGAGCAACAGCTATTATGTTGGAAAATCAACATAATGCATTGTTTGAAACAACTGCTTGGGGAACTGGAGCAGATTCATTTGGGGCAGGTGATGGTATAGGTAGTGCAAATTATGGCACTTCAGGTGTATTCCAAAAAATTGCCGTTCCAATGGTTCGAAGAACTTTTCCAGAACTGGTAGCACATCAACTAGTTGGTGTTCAACCACTAACAGGTCC